AAGGAGTTTATAACGTCTTAGAGGTTTCACTGGCGGGGGGTAGTCGGATTATTGCCCTCCCTGCAAACCCAGATACAGCCAGAGGATTTGCCGGGAATGTTTATTTAGATGAGTTTGCTTTGCATCGTGATAGTCGAGAAATCTGGGGCGCTCTTTACCCAGTCATCTCCGCCGGATACAAGATTAGAATCACCAGCACCCCCAAGGGCAAAAGCAACAAATTCTATGAGATATTCACCAGCGAGGGGGATTTGTGGAGTAAGCACCGGACAGATATTTACGAGGCTGTAGCGGCAGGACTCCCTAGAGATATTGAGGAGCTAAGAGCCGGGCTTAACGATGCGGATCTGTGGCGACAAGAATATGAGTTGGAATGGCTAGACGAGGCAGAGGCGTGGCTCCCCTATGAATTGATTAATTCAGTTGAGGACGATCGAGCCGGAATCCCCCAGAATTATCAGGGTGGTAAATGTTTTATCGGCAACGATATCGGTCGCAAGAATGACTTATGGGTTTCGGTGGTCTGGGAATCGATCGGGGATGTTTTATGGTGTCGAGAAATTAAGACACTAAAAAGGACTAGTTTCGCAGATCAAGATAAAGCTCTTGACAGTTTGATGGATAGCTATGATGTGGTGCGGATCGCATTAGACCAGACTGGCATGGGTGAGAAACCTGTAGAAGATGCAGAGCGGCGCTACGGTCGGCATAAAGTTGAAGGTGTCATGTTCACGCTCAATAGCAAGCAACACATGGCAAATTTAGGTAAGCAATATTTTGAGGAGCGAAAGATTAGGATACCCCTAGGTGACACCGCACTGAGAGAAGATTTGCACAAGCTCCGCCGGATCATTACCCCGATCGGGAATATCCGGTTTGATGCCGATCGTGATAGCTCTGGACACGCAGACAGGACATGGGCAGCATTCTTAGGAATTTATGCAGCCAGTACCACAGAAAGACAAGTCAAGCGATCGCCCGTTGGCTCCATGAGTAAGCCCAACTACGGGTAATAGCGACTATATCTTAAGGATGAGGGGTAATGTGGTTTTTTGCTGTTTTAGCTCCCATTTAAGACCCTGTGTTAGTAATGCAGTACTAGTAAAGCAAGTTGTAAAGGCTGTAAATGGTTAAATAAAGAGGGTTTTGAATTATCCTAAGATATAGATGATTTACGGGTTATGTTCGATCGACCCCAATCTTTTTATGGCTTAAATTCTGGTAAAATATTGGGGTAGCGATCGCAATCTTTCAACCTTGCGATCGCTTAATCAAAATCTAGTAAAGGTAGACTATGACTAATAATATTGTAGCAAAGATTGATCTTGGGTTTGCTGATTCTGGTATCCGGATCACGGATGACGGGCGTTTTTCCGTTCTCGATGTAATTAAATTTTGTGGAAAGAAAAACCCAGCACAGGTATGGAGTGGTGATAATCGGCAAAACGGGTTAACTAGCAAGTATTCTGAAGTTGCCCAAAGGTGTGACAGCTTCAAATTCCCCGGCAGAGGGCAGCAATTCACCCCCGTAGCAAATAAAGAAAATATTCTTTGCATCATTGGCTTATTACCCGGAGCATTATTACTCCAAGGGTTTGAGTCGCTATCAAAAGTTTTGGCAATAACCAAGGATGAGTACTCACAGTTTTTATTTAGATTTCCCCAAAAGGCAAAAAGACCTTCAAGATTCGTTTTGGAGAAAGATGTCCAGTTAAGTCTTCAGGCGTTGATCGGGGGGATTCTTGAAGTCAAAACTCCAGCAGGAGATATTGATTTGCTTACTGCTGACCAGGTTATCGAAGTTAAGCGAGTAAATGACTGGAAGTCTGCACTAGGTCAGATTCTTGTTTACGGAAAATATTATCCATCCCATCAAAAGCGCATCCACTTGTTTGGAGAGACGCAGACATCCTACCTCGAACTAATAAGGAGCCACTGCTCTACTTTGAATGTAATTGTTACTCACCAATCACGATGAAGTTAATCAACTAGCCATAATTTCACCCGTAAGAGGCGGGTTACTCTCATGACAAATCTAATACGCTTTGATGACTTTACGGATGCTGGTATTCGATTAACCGATGACGGACGGTTTTCCGTTCTTGATGTAGTTGAGTTTTGTGGGCAGAAATCCCCAAGAGAAGTTTGGAAAAGGATTGGGATACAGTATCCTGAACTTTCCGATTTGTGTGACAGCTTCAAATTCCCCGGCAGAGGGCAGCAATTTACCCCTGTAGCAAATAGAGAAAATATTCTCTACATCATTGGCTTGTTACCCGGAGCCATCGGTCGATCGTACCGAGAAGAATCTGCTAAGGTATTCCTGCAATATCTTGAAGCATCCCCTGAATTAGCTGAATCGGTCATCGATCGAGCCACGCCCGAAGATTTAAAAAGGATTCAGGCTCGACTTAAAGGCAAGCAAATCAGGACTACTTTTACCTCAGTATTGCTAGATCATGGGGTGACTGAGTGCTGGCAATTTGCAAGATGCACTGATGCAATCTATAAGCCAATTTTAGGAGGCTCAACCCAAGTAGTTAAATCAGAGAGGGGATTAGCCAAGAAAGCTAACCTGAGAGATGAGATCGATGAGTTTGAATTAACTCAAGTGATGTTTGCAGAATCCTTGGCAGAGCGAAAGATTAAGAAAGAGCAGTTACATGGCTTCGATCAATGCGAATCCGCCGCAGCCGAATCAGCAAGAAAGGTTAAGGGAATCTCTGATTAATCATCCCCAGAAATAAATAGATAGGAGAAAATTGTGAAAGAAAATGTACTGACTGGTGCTTACAACGAACGGGGCTATGTTATCCAAAAGGACATGATAGACGTGTATGCAGCCGGGAACCATCACTACTACGCTCAAGAGTATGTCAGGCAAAAGGACGGGATGAGGATAGAGGAGATCGCAGAATGTTGCACTGACAAGATCAAAGAAATGATCGCAGACCCGTTGCTGTGGGAACGGATCAGAGAGAATTTGGATACAACCCTAAAGGACGGGGGAATCAAGTATGACGAGTCTGTGAAACCAAAAGAGGTTGCTGGTATGACTGGTGACTTTTGGAATGATGATGAGAGGTAATTAAAACTTCTAATTGAGGCAAGGCTCCTATATCTTAAGGATGAGATAGGGAGCCTCTTTTTTGCCTATTTTACCCCTCTATAAACTCCCGTCTTAGTAATGCAGTACTAACAACCAAGGCTAAAACCCACTAAAACAGGCAAAAAACAACACTTTCAAAACATCGCAAGGTATAGAGCATCTATCACCCCCTGCAATTTTCTGATCTTGATCAAGCGGAAACCACCCGCCCCGATCGATAGCCTAGAGATTATTGAGGATTTTATTATGATGATTGAGATCGCCGTCCTAATTTTCCTTCTCGCTTTATCTATGTCAGTCCTAGTTATTTGGCTCCTCGATAACCATCAAGGCTTCTATTAAAAACCTATGCATCAATTCTTTTTAATCGATCACTTTTGCAGCCTGTTGGTTTTCGGCATTCTGGCTTTTTGCCTTCTAGACTCTGGTGAAACTGATGGTAGATAATCGCAAACCATTTTTCAGCGACTTCCAAAACCTGAGAGAAAACCGGGATTATTATTCTGGAGACACTTGGCAATTTTGGATCGGCGCGAGGGTAGCTTATGGCTCCCCTCAATATCTGGAGATCATGAATGAAGTCTATCGAGTCTTCCAGAGTGCCAACAAAATTCAAGAGTGCGTCGATCGACACCGCCGGGCTTTAATTAGCAAACCGCCGATCTGGTATTTCACCAATCCAGAAGGGGAGCGCGCCCCGGCTAGTACCGCCGATCTCAAATTGCAGAGATTGATCGATCGATGGTCACGCAGAAAAAACCCCCTAGTTGAAGCCCTCACCGCCACGCTCTTAGAGGGTAAAGGATATTTAAGATTATGGTCACCCGTTCAAGCAGCAAACAGTCCAAACCCCTACGATCGCATCTCCATACATTCTCCTGCGCCGGGTTCTGTGGAGATAAAAAGAGATGGGGACGACTTCATCGAAGAAATAATCTACAGATACTCAGACCCCCAAAATCAGCCACTCATCGAAAAGCAGTATTTAAATCCCCAAGGGCTAACTGTTTTTGAAACTATCCGGGGCAAAGAAATTATTGAGCAGATCGTCCTAAATCTGGGCGGGGGGTTTTCGATCGTCGAGATGCAAAGGGAGCCATTAATTACCGACACAATCAAGCGCGCCCAAAACGGGATCAATTATGCCCTAACAATGCTGATTAGAAATATTGGCTATTCTGGATTCTTAAGGGAATTGATCCTGAATGGACAGCCCCCCGGTGAATGGGTAGAAGATCGATCGCAACCCAACGGGCAGAAATTCGTCCCCAATGCCGAAGGATTCGAAACCAGTCCCGGCATTACCAACTTTGTCATGGGCGCTCCTACCTATGACCGAGAGGGAAATATAACCGGATACACCAGCCCCAACGTAAACGTCCGCCAGCCGATCGATCCCTCAATGTTTCTCGAAACCGTTCAGGCTGAAATCAAAATAATCTATGAGTCAATGGGCCAAGGGCATATCCTCGCCACGGACTCACAACTAAGCGGCGTGTCGAGAGTACAGCTTCGGCAAGATTTTGTAACAGCCCTTGGTGAGGATGCTTTAGCCATTAGTGGCGCCTTAGCAGAAATCTATAAATCTGCCCTCCTAATGCTTGATCCTGAATCAGCAAATCTTGATCTAGTAGTCAAGTGTCAACTTTCTGTCAGTCAACCAACACCCGAAGAGATGAGAGAAATCAGGGCTAATTATCAGGCGGGGCTATTGAGCCGATCGACCGCCATGTCCTTAATGGGGATTGATAATCCAGATGCCGAAGCCGAATTAATCTCCGAAGAAAACGAATCAAAAAACACGGATCAAAATAATGACGTTGCCACTGCCGATCGAAACCCTATTGACTCAATCCCCATTGACTCAAGCGGAAGTGATTCAGATACCCCCGATCGAACCCCCGCCGATCGATGATACCGATGATGATTTGACCATCTTTGAAAGATATCATCTCGAACTTTGGGGACATGATTCTCCATCGATCGCCAGAATAAACAGAGCCTTAGAAATCTATGAGGATCATCTAAAGCACAACGTCCCCACAGAATCGCAAGCCAGATTAATTGGGGAAATCCAAGAACTGTTAAAAATGGTAGTTCCCAAACTAGAAGTAGGGGGCGGACTGTTACCCCCAGAAACTTTAGTCAACTTTCTACAGGAATGGGATGCAGTAATTTCGGAGCCTTAAATTTTCTGATCTTGATCAAGCGGAAAACTTTTTGATCGATCGCTAGGCTAGGAATTATTTGGATAATAATATTTATGGATTTTTCACAGGTTTTAGATTTTTTGAAGGATCAGGAAAACGGGCCCGCCATGGCTACGGCGATCGCAACCAAGATCACCGCCTTAAATAACGAGGCTGCACAATGGCGGGTAAAACTTAGAGAATCAGAATCAGAGTTAGGACGTATTCAAGAATTGAGCGGGGGTGATAGTAAAGCCTTAGAAGGAAAACTAACCGCCCTAACTCAACAGCTAGAAGCTGCACAAGTAGAAATTAAGTCCGCTAAAGATTCTCAATCTGATTCGATCGCCAAAGAAGCGGGGTTAAGGAAAACCCTAATTCTCCAAGATGTAGCTGTCAAAGCTGGGGCCGATCGAACCGCACTCACTGAAATCCTTCAAAACATCGAACCTGACAAAATCGTCATTTCTGATAATGGGATAACCGTAGACGGGAAACCACTAACAGAATTTGCACAAGCGAAAGGCGACTGGGCTGTGAGGGCTTTATTCCCAACCGCACCAAAGCCAACACTACCCACTGGCGGGACTTCAGGACAAGCCCCTAAAAATCCGGTAGATGCTTATTTCTCCTCTACTTACACTTTACCCAAGGCTAAAACTAATGCCCCAAGTTGAATTTTCCACAGATACGATCGGTTACCAAAATTTCCTAGCAGAGGAGATGTCCAGTTACAAATTAGTCCCGGCTGGGGCAAAAATTAACCCCGGCGAATTTGCTGCCTACGGTTCGATCTTTGTCACGGTAGCGACTGGCGGGGCAGCAATTAATGCCGTCTCAGTTCCGATCGCCCCTTTGGCTCCTCTGGCAAAAGTGGGAACGGTTATTCTATCGATCGGGACGGTCTTAGTTTTTGGAGTAAAAAAGTTTGCAATCCTCACGGCTCAAGCTCTCGCTGGTGATGTTACCATCACTGTTCAAGCCCTACCGACCGCACTCGTTGCCACTGATGCAGCTAACTATTCCCCCGGCTATTCCAAGCCAATCCAAGCGGGTTTACTTGTGGGCAGGACATTTGCAGAAAGGGATTCAAGTACTCCTTACGGGGCAGCGGACGTGGCTACAGATACCGATATCTATTTGATCGGCGTTGGCTGCCAAGATGCAAACATTAATCCTGAAATCGTTTTACTTCGGCATCAAACTTTAATTTACGAAAACCGTCTCCCCGGCTGGGACGCAATGACCGCACCCCAAAAAACCAAGATTCGATCGCTCTATCAATGCATCACTTCAGCTAATTAGTCGGGTAGATATCGACTGAAATTTATCAATCCCCCTAACTAGGAAAAAGATGGACATTCTAAAATTTTACGCAGACTTGCAAGCTGATGGTTATTTCTCGCGGATGATGATGAATCCCATCACTCAATTCGGGACTACGGCGGAGCCATTTCTGGGCGCTACCTTACTCCCTGAAGTTTTGAAAGATGAGAACGCATACCAAGAAACCCAAGTCCGCTACCGAACCACCCCCGCCCTCGATGGTTCTAGATACAGTCCGACTCAATTAGATAATTCTGGTTACTTAGTCGGCTCCGTTAAAGTTGAATTTGGGGATACAGATATCGCATCCCAGATCACCGCTCAAGAACACGATGGGCTAATTAAATTATTAGCTAGGGGTGGAGATGTTCAAGCTCTGGCAAGTGCGATCCAATGGGCCGATCGATCATTAGTCCGACCCCATGCAATTAAAAATGAAATTCAAAGATGGCAAGCGATCGTTGATTGCCAAGTAGTCCGCCGGGGTTCTAACGGGCTGCTAGAAACCGTAAACTATCAAAACCCAGCAGGGCATAGAGTCACGCCCACGATCGCCAGTGGCACTCTCGCCGCTCCTACAGGATGGTACGGCCCCAACTATGATCCTTTTGCCCTAGACATTTTTCCTCTGGCTGCAAAACTATCAGAAAAAGGCTACACGGTCGATCGAATTATTACTTCCAGAGCGATCGGTTATGTCCTTGCTAGAAACCCCAAAGTAGTGCAACGGACTTCTAGAGTCACGATCGCCGGGGGTGAAATATCAGCAGTGATGGGGCAAGTAACCCTAGCTGAATTGAGTCAAATTACAGTCCAAGATTCTTTACCTCCCATCGAACTTTACGATCGGGTTTACCGCACCGCCGCCGGGGCTTTTCCGTTCCTAAACAAAAATGCTTTTGTGATGGTTTGTTCTACAGGTAGGGACGAATCCGTTGATCTTGGAGATGCTGGTGTCCTGCAACTCACAGACACCCTTGGCTATTACGGGGTCGGTCGTCCTGCCGGCGCATCTAGCCCCGGTCGTGTTGTCCACACTGAAGTTAGCCAACGCAAGCCGATCGGACTTTTTGGGGAATCATATCAAACCGGATTCCCAGTCATTACCGAACCCGAAGCGATCGCCGTGATTACGATCGCCCCACCAACAGCTTAACCATGCAACTAACTCTGCCAGCCGCTCTAGCATCTCTAAAGAATCTGCCAGCCGTCCGGGACTTGCCAGTGGTTTTAGATGACAATTTCCTAAATAGACTCTTGACTTTATCCGCCGGGGTTAATGCCCAGACAGAAACGGTTTACCGAGTCTATTACGTGGCTGCAAAGTTTTTAGAGCAGATTCGATCGCAACACACCCTGAGTTCTGCGGACGGGGCTGTTTTTACAGGGCTTGCTATCCCGATCGCCTCCCTGTTAAATCTGCAATTCAGCGAAGATTTAGCACTGGGATTAATCATCCCCCCCGGCTTTGAATCAGTGCCAATATCGATCGCATCGCACCGTGTCAAAGTCTTTGGGACTAAATCTGTGAGGGTGCGACCAGTGCTATGAGTAGTAGCCCATTTTTCGATTTCGTTAATGCAACCTTGACATTCAAAGTTCCCGGCGTGGTCACTGTAGACGCCTCTGGGAATCCTTCTAGTGCCTCCACAGAATTGATAGTTAAGGCGATGCTTATGGGCGATCGAAGACAGGCTGCCAACTTCTTAAGAATGGGGACGGGGGTAGATTTAATTCCAGTAACAGGGAGATGCATAGAGCCATTATCTTTACCGTCCGGGCTAGTTGCTGATTCTGTAGCGATCGCCCTAATCGGCAATCAAGTTGGTGAGTTTATTTTATCCGGGGCTATTCAGTCCCCTTATTATCCGGTCACACTTTTGGGACAGAAAATAGTTGGCAACTTTAGACTCAAGAAAATCTGGGGGGATTTTATCTAATGGCTAAATCAATTGTTGTCAGGGTTCGAGCCTCGGACGTTTTAGCAAGACTAGCCATGGCAGCCGAAAAACTGGGGAATCTATCTATTCCCGTTAGCCAATCGGCTGAATATATGCTGAAAGAAACTAAGCTAAATTTTGCCAAAGAATCAACTCCAGACGGCGCCGGATGGGCTGCCTTAGCTGCCAGTACATTAGCCCAAAAAGGTAGCGGTAAAATTCTGGTAAAATCCGGGGCGCTCTTAGGTTCGATCGCCATTCAAGAAGCCGGATCGAAGCAAGCATTTATCAGCAGCACCGGGGTAGCCTACGCTATCTACCACGCAGCCGGGACTTCTAAAATGCCAGCCCGTGAATTTATCGGAATTTCAGGACGACACGAAACCCGGATCAATCAGATATTTAAGAAATACATCAAATCTATCTCCCTGTGAAATGGACATTCAAGCGATCGAACAGTTTCTAATAGATCGGCTATCCCCACTTAGAGCCACTGGTATCTGGGTGCGGGGTTTACCTAATTTGGCAAGCGATTTGGGGATAGATGCAAATACCGGGATACTCACAATTTACCTAGACAAGACAAACTTTGAGACACCTGAAACATTGGGTTTAATAGTCCAAACCGTACTCCTGCAATTCGTGATCGAACTCCGATTAATTGATCTTCGGGAACCCAACGGCGCTTACGCAGCAATCCGATATATCTGCAATCGACTAATAGGTTTCGCTCCCCCGGACTCTGAAAATATCTATCTGCTCTCGCACGAATTTATGGGTGAGAAAGACAAACTATGGATTCATCAAATCCGGTTAATCGTCCCCACAAGGCTGTTTGAGATTCCTGATGAAGATTCTTATGTCCTCCTAACACAAATCACACTGGAAGATGGATATGGCAATGTGGTAATCAATGCAGACAGCCCATTCTACACACCCCCAACAAATTAAAAACCCCAACGATTAAGCCGGGGTTCTTTGAGAGTGGTTCGATCGATCAATTGCTTTGAGAGGCATTCCCACCAGTGCCAGAACCATAATCAGAATCAGCCAATCTGTGCCGACTAGCACCACCGCCACCGCCAGAACCAGAAACAGGCGATCCGGATGTAACCCAACTACCGCCGCCACCAGCAAAACCAACACCAACAAAACCAGAACCCGAACCAGAGCTACAACTATGAGAAAAAGGGACAGTCCCCTCAACAGGGCCCCATGTGGTTACTCTAGTTGACTCACTACCACCGCCATGAAACTCAACAGTCCCCCTGCTGATAACAATGGGGTCTTGTGCGTCCTTGGCTAATTGCTTGGCTACAGCTTTCTCGATATATTCGCTTCGATCGACCTTAGAGAACTTTTTCAGCGCAGCCCGGACTTCATTGGAAAATTTTATCTTCATGCCTTTATAATAACACTCCATTGCCAAGTTTACACGCCATAGAGCTTATTTATTCCAGCCATTTTCTAGACATCCCCATACTCTTGATTTCCTGATCTTGATCAAGCGGAAACTTTTAACCCCCGCCATTAGGCTAGATATTATTTGGATTGAATCAGATGCAGAAATTTATCTATAAAGGGCCAATCAATAGCGGGGTGTCGATCGACGGGATTGACTATCTCCTCTATCAAGGAAAGCCCGTAACTTTGCCAGAAGATAATGATTATGTGAAGGGCCTGGTTGCTCAAGAATATTTAGAAATTGTCATTGAAAAACCTGTCATTGCAGAAAATATTAATCCCGTAATAGCGAGTAAAAAATAATGGCTGCAAATTATTTACACGGGGTAGAGACGATCGAAATCGAGATCGGCGCTAGAAGTATTCGGCAGGTCAAGACCGCCGTAATTGGGATTGTGGGGACGGCTCCGATTCACACTCTACCCCTAGCCGATCAAACAATTAACTACCCCACCATAGTCCTCAACCCACGGGATGCAGCTTTGAAGTTTGGAGTAGCATCCCCCGGATTTACAATACCCGCCGCTCTCGATGCAATCTTTGATCAAGGGGCGGGAATTTGTATTGTAGTGAATGTTTTCGATCCGGCTGTGCATAGAGCGATCGTAGCGGCGGGCCCGTTCACTTTCACCACGGATAAAATTACCCTCCCTAATCAAAATGTTATTGTTGCAACCGTGACTAACACAGCAACAACTACCACCTATGTCTTGGGTGTTGATTATTCGATCGACATGACTAAGGGGACGATTTCTCGCATCAGCACGGGAGCCATCCCTGCCCTAGCATCAGTTCAGATTGGTTATACTTACGCCGATCCGACCTTGGTGCTACCAGCAGCCGTGATCGGGACTGTAAATGCATCAGGCAATCGAACCGGGATGCAAGCATGGCAAGACTCCTATTCCCTATTTGGATTTTTCCCGAAGATTTTGATCGCTCCTCTATTCTCGACTCTGGCAGCCGTTACTGCTGAGATCGTAATTCAGGCTTCTCGACTCCGAGCCATTGGCATAAGCGATGCTCCGATCGGCACTACTTTTGCTCAAGCCATAGCGGGTCGGGGGCCGGCGGGTTCGTTTGGATTTAATACATCTAGCGATCGAATGATGCTCTGTTATCCCCATGTAAAAGTTTTTGATTTAGCCACTAATGCCGAAGTTTTAGAACCTTACAGCCCCCGAATGGCTGGGGTGATTG